TGGGTTATCATCAAAAGATTTAGGTGTTGGATTACATATAAAAACTGCTGATAGTGGCTCAACTGTTGCTTCTGGTGCAGATGAATTAGTTGTTGAAGGCAGTGGAGATACAGGATTATCAATTTTAAGTGGAACAGATGCTAATGGCTCTATTATGTTTGGGGACAGTGCAGACAATGATGGTGGAAGAATACAATATAATCCAAATAACGACAGAATGATGTTTACCACTAATGGCAGTGAAAGAATGCGTCTTGATAGTTCTGGTAATCTATTACACGCAAAAACTACCAATAATTCTAATAACGTAGGTATAGAACTACGACCTGCAGGAGAGTTAACAATTACAAGAACTAACAATCAACTTTTAGATATTAATAGAACAGATAATGACGGAACACTGGTTACATTTAGACAAGCAAATACAACAGAGGGTATAATTTCGGTTAGTGGAGGAACAGTAACTTATATTTCTTTTGCAGGCTCTCACTGGTCAAGGCTAGCAGATAATTCAAAACCAACAATACTTCGTGGCACAATTTTGGAAAGCATTTCTACTTTGATAGATTGGTATCAAGTAGAATACACAAAAGATGAAAAAACATTAACAGAGTATATTGGTGCTTTACCAGATGGTAAAAGTGTAGGAGATAGCCATACAGTTACAGTAAATGGTGTTGAGTACACAGGAACAATTTCTAAAGAAGATAATGAACGATTACCTAAATGTAAAATTTCAGATACAGAAGATAGTAAAGCTGTTTACGGAGTTTTTATGGATTGGGATAATGATGATGATAACGTAAATGACATGTATGTTGCCGCTCTTGGTGCATTTGTAGTTAGAATACACAAAGATGAAACAGTTGCTATTGGCGATTATTTACAAAGTAAAGGTGATGGTACAGCAAAAAAACAAGCCGATGATATTTTACGAGCAAGCACAATCGCTAAAGTAACATCAACAGAAAAAACACATGAATATGCAGATGGTTCGTATTGCGTTCCATGTACATTACATTGCGGATAGGAGATAAATAATGGCACAGACACTTTTAAATTTAGCACAAGGAGTTACAGGAGTATTGCCTACAAGTAATTATGTTCAAGGTGGTATTACTATGTATGACCAATGGAGATTAAATGCTGATTTAGCAGGAAATCATACTCCTATTGCTTCGTATCTTGAAAGAGTAGATACAGCCACACAATCATTTATAGGTAGTGCTATGACTCAAAGTTCTGGTATTTTTACTTTTCCAAGCACAGGAATTTATCTAGTTAAATTTTTGTGTGTACAAAATGCTAATTCAGCAGAAGATTACGCTGCTTTTTCAATTAATAGCACAACAAATAATGCTTCTTATACATCTATTGCACAAGGTTATGAAGGTGCAACAACTGGTTTTGCTTATGGTAGTGCTACTATTGAGTCAACTGTTGATGTAACTGACACTTCTAATGTTAAAGTTCGCTTTGATGTTACACAAGCAAATACCAGTAATAGACTAAAAGGTCAAAGCACCAGAAATAGAACTACATTTACCTTTATAAGATTAGGAGATACATGATTAATCCTAAACATTTCTGTGATTGTGGCAAAGAAGTATATTGTAATTGTATGCCATGCGAAGTTTGTAACGATGTAAAAGAAAATTGCACTTGTGATAAATAAAAACATTAAAAATTATTAAACATAAATATTGAGGTACTATGGCAAAGACAACTGCACAAGCAAACAAAGAACTTATTAATAAGCTTGATAAAGAAATTGCTTTAATAAAAAAAGACATTTCAGTTATTAAAGATAACCACCTACATCATATTGAAAAGAGTATTAAATCAATTCAAATGATAATATGGACAGTTGGATTTGCTGTCTTTACCAATCTAATTTTATTAGTCAGAAATTTATTGATTTGAATAAAAAACACCAGAAGGGTACTTCTTCTGAGTTGGCTGCAGCAAAATATTTAAGCGACAAAGGTTATTACGTTTTTTTTCGTTTAAGTGTTACCTCCCCTGTTGATTTAGTTGCCGTTCACTCCAAAAAAAAAGAAGTATTACTTATAGATGTTAAAACCGTTTCTTTACGTCTTACAGGTAGACAAAAAGGTAAAAGAATAAACAGGAGAGCTACACCTGAACAAAAAAAATTAGGTGTGCATATTTTATATTATTATGGAAAAAACAAATTCGAACTTCATTGATGAATTAAAACAAAGAATTATCCAGCATGAAGGTAAAGTAAATAAATGTTATCTTGATCATCTTGGTAATGCCACAATTGGCATTGGTCATCTAGTAACGATGGATGATCAAATAGATGTAAACAAAGAGTACGATGATGAATTTATTATGCAGCTCTTTGAAAAAGATTTTGATATTGCTTTTAAAGGAGCAACAAGACTATGCCAGGATATGAAGATGGAAGATGAAAAGTTCGGTGTATTTGTTGAACTAGCTTATTGGATTGGAGTTAATGGCTTATCGAAATTTCGTAAAACTTTGCAACACGCAAAAAATAACGAATGGAATAAATGTGCTGACGAACTTTTAAATTCTAAACTAGCAAGACAAGTGCCAGGAAGAAGCCAGGCATTAGCAAATATAATAAGAGGAGAATAATATGTTTGACAAATTTATAGATTTTTGGACAGGGTTAAAAAGATCACTGCAACTATTTCTTATGGGAGTTGGAGTGATTATCATTTTAATAATTTTAAACAGCATATTCTAATATGCTTAAAAAATTATTATTTGGTGGTGGCGGTATTAAAGAACCAGTTGAAGCTGTTGGATCAGTTTTAGATTCTTTATTTACAAGTAAGGAAGAACAATTAAATTTAGAAATTGTAAAAGAACGATTGGCACAAAAACCTGCAATGATACAAGCAGAGATAAGCAAAGTACAAGCTGCACATCGTTCTATGTTTGTTGCAGGTGCAAGACCATTTTTAATGTGGGTTTGTGGTGTTGGATTTGCCTATGCTTTTCTTATTGCTCCGACACTCGAATTCTTTTTACCTAACACCGATAAAATAGAAATACCAACTGACATTATGTTAGAATTAACACTAGCAATGCTTGGTTTGTCCAGTTTACGCACAGTAGAAAAATTGGCAAACAAAAGTAAATGAGGAAAGAACATAAAAGTAAAACTGGTGGTTTAACAGCAGCAGGTCGTAGGTACTTTAAAAGAACTGAAGGACTAAACTTAAAACCACCTGTTAAGTCTGGTGATAATCCTAGACGAGCAAGTTTCCTAGCAAGAATGGGAAATGCAAAAGGTCAGGAATACAAAGACGGAAAACCAACTCGATTGTTATTGTCATTACGCAAATGGGGAGCAAGTTCAAAAGCAGATGCAAGGAAGAAGGCAAAGGCAATCTCGAAGCGAAACAAAGCGAAGAAAAAGAGCTGAACTATATTTTGATTTATTTCCTGAAAAGAAACCGCAAGAAATACCTGGTGGTGAAAAAATGATGGATATAAAAAAAAGAAATCGTCAATGCAAAGAATGTGATCCAGTTGATCTTGTTCTTGGCATTGGTGATAAATGGATGTGTTTTGATTGTAAGCATTCTCCATACAAACAAGATGAGTGGATATGAAAAAGAAAACTAAATCAAGAGTTAATGAAGCAGGTAATTACACAAAACCTGCATTAAGAAAAAGATTATTTAACAAAATTATGGCAGGAACAAAAGGCGGAAAAAAAGGTCAATGGAGTGGTCGTAAGGCACAGATGTTGGCAAGAGAATATAAAGCAGCAGGAGGAGGATATAAAAACTAATGCCTAGAAGATTAACAAAAAAACAAAAGAAAATTGACGTAGCAGCTCCTTATGGAAAAATTACAGCAGCAGATTTGAAAAAATTAGGAAAGAAAAAAAAGAATGGCTCTAAAAAAAAGTCAAAGAAGTCTTAAAAACTGGACAAAGCAAAAGTGGAGAACAAAGTCTGGTAAGCCAAGTTCACAAACAGGTGAACGATACTTACCTGAAAAAGCAATAAAATCTATGACAGCTTCCGAATATGCTTCTACTACTAGAGCTAAACGTAGAGATACAAGACGAGGTAAACAACATTCTAAACAACCAAAACGCATCGCAAAGAAAACTAGACGATTTAGGTGAAACGAACAATCACACAGGATATCTTAACCTGGTCTAAAACTTTTGTTGAAAAGCCAAGTGATGATCTTGAAGGTTTACCAGTATGTCCGTTTGCCAAGAAAACAAGAGAAGAAAATAAACTTAAAATTGTTGAAGTAACAAACTCCAAAGATTTTCTTAACCAGGTCGTTGACCAGGCAAAACAATTTGGCAAATACGATGTTGTTATTGTGGCTTGTGCAGATTTATACATCACAGCCGATGAATTAAATGATTATGTTCATGCTCTTAACAAAGTCTTTGTAAGAGAAGATGTTTATCTCATAGCCAGTTATCCTGACGATGAAGTCGTTGATTTTTTAGAAAGTGTTGACTTCGAGCCAGACAATGAATTTTATATGGTTTTGATACAGAGTTATCAAAAGCTTGAAGATGGCAGTTCATCTTTAAGAAAAACAAACTACTACGAGAATTGGTCAAATGATTATTATGCAGACACCGTACTCGTAAGACAACAATACGGAGATATTCATGGCAAGAGGAATGAAGAAAAGAAGTAAGAAAAAAGATGGTAAAATGATGTTTGGCAAAATGACAAA